AGGAGTTCTTAACGCTCCGTGCATATATTCATCTCTTCGGTGTCTTCCTTGTTGTTCTATAACCAACTCTTGAAGAGCACGTTGATATGATTGTTCATAAATTTGCAGCATTTGAGCTGGTCCCTTCAAAAACTTGAAGGCTTCTGCAAGACATCCGTAAAGTAATAATGCAGGAGCATTATCACCTAACCATGAGGTACTGTTTGAACTAGACAGTCTTGTTGGTAATCTAGTTATACCTAACTCTACGTTATATGCTAGATCAGGAGTAGGTGCAACATAAATTGTGTTGTGATCCCACCATGCCCAATATCTAGGCTCTGCAGTTGCAGTCCTATCTGGCCAATATTCATTCATATAACTTACATCTCTTTGTTCTAAAAAACTTCTTGTTGGGGTTCCTGAAGGTGCAAATATTTGCATAGTTCTTACAGTTCCCAACGAGGTTGGTTCTGGTCTACTACCACCTGGTAAAGACAAAAATGGATTACTAGCTGTTAGGTTAGCACTTTGATGAGACTTAAACACATCAATATCTACATCTCTAAATATTCTATTTTCTGCATGCTCAATAAAATCATTAGTTATAGTAGAAGTTAAGATATCAGAGCCAACTTCTGTATAATCTAAAATTTGTTGAGTTAATTCTGAGTATGTTGTAGCCATTATGAAATACTTACCGTTACGCTTCCTAAGTAAGAAGATACTACAGGAGGTTGCTTTTTAGAAACTTGCATAGAATTATTATATTCAAAAAATCCTGAACCGCCAACAAAAACTGTCATTGGCTCTGTTCTATCAGGTCTAGCGTCTTCTATACTCTGTGCATCTGAAGAATGTCTTTGTCTTTCTAATTGAGGATGTTTTGATTCAAACTCAGATTTGTGAACTAAAGATCCATTCCATTCTTTACGCATTTCCTTGTAAGGAAACTGTATGCCGCTTCTATCTGATATTGCTTGTGAGTATTTACCAGTTGCTTTTGGCATTAGATATAACTTCTCTCCGGGGTTGCAAAGAAACTAGATCTAGGTCTATCTTCCTCTGATGCTCGTTGCCACTCTTCTTCATATAATTGTTTTAATAAAGGAGTTCTCTCTGGAGCTTTTTTTACTGAAACGTAGTATGCTAAGCCAGAAGTTAAACAAGGTAAAAATCTTGTCGGAACTTCCAACTGATCATTGTAATCACCCGCATCTTGTATTTTAGTTAAACCATAATACTTAAAAGTATGCGCCGCGTCTGGAGTAGGATATAAAAATAAAGTTGGTGTAGAGGTTCCTCTTTCTAAAAAATATTGCACAGGAGTTCCTGTGGTTGATTTATTAGATATGTTTAAATATTCCGCTCTACTTATTCTATCTACTTCGATATCGGTAGATGAATCAGTTTCTGTAAATACTACAGCCTCTAATACGTCAACTAAATCTGAATCTAAGCTATAACTAGTTGTACTACCTGTTAAAGTTTTTGTTCTTAACTCCACTGTCCATAAATTAATACCTCTGTTAGCCCACTCAGCTAACATTATATTAAGAGAACGTCTTGCGCTTTTTAAATCATAACCTGATCTAGAGTTGATACCACATCTTTCAAAAGCTTCTTCTATGACCTGATCGACATCTAAATCAAAACTATTTGTTCCTGATGTTGCCATGTTTTACCTTTTTCTTTTTCTTTTTTTTAACAAATTTCTTTTTCTGACCTGCCTTAGATATTTGCTGAGGCATAGAAGATCTAGAAATCATTAATAATTTTTAATAAACTCTGCAATACAAGTATATGTATTACCTGAGTCTGCAGCCGCAGCCACTACAAAGTTAACATCATTTTCATTGGAATTACTGCTTGTGTTTGCTGGTATGCCACCAAACTCTCTAAAATCCCAATAACCAGAATCTATCAAAGTTATAATAGGAATATCTCCATCAGAATCTTCATAATCTAAACGAGCAAAAGCATCTGCGCCATCACCATTTGCACAAGTCCACCATACTCTTTGTAAAGAAAGTGTTGTAACTGATTGTCCTTCTTTGTTAGCTGACAACGCTGAGACGTCACCAAAAACTGTTGTGCCTCCTGTGCCGTCAGACTCGACTACTATTTTAATTGTTACTCTCTTATCATTCTCTTGTAGGATTGTAGGTCCTGTTACTGTATCTGCCATTTGTTTCCCTCCTTAATCAAGAAACTGTGGGGCCGAAGCCCCACTAATTATTAAAATACTGAGTATTCTAGTTCTACTGTAAATCTTCCAGCAGTTATGTCAGCGTTTACCGCAGTTGTAGCAAAAGCATATAAATTTTTGCTAGCGATTGCCGCTGTAACATTTGGAACGAATATGTGGTAGTTACCAGCACTATCGTTAAAGTTCACGTCAATTTCTGTGATTGATTGTGTAGCACTTAACTGTTCGTTAAAAGACGTTACACCAGCACCAACGATTTCAGTTCCAGAAGAAACTGCTGAGTTAGTAGCTGTACCAGAAGTGGCACTTAATGATAAACCACCAACAAGAGTTTCTCCTGCCGCAGTTGTAATACCAATTAATGCTCTGTGAATAAAAAATTTAGTAGGTGTTACTAGTCCGTCTGGTGCGTCTGTATTTAATGCACCAAGTTCTACAAGCACGTCACCGTCTCCATATGCAGTTGATGCCGCGTCTGTGGCTGCTAAAGAACCTGCAAATGATTGAATTTTTCTAGTTCCCATAGAAACTAGTTGACCAGTAGAATTAACAGAAAAACCTGTTTCTGTAACAGCTCCAGTTGCAGCAGCTTTATTGATTACATTAAAACCACCCTCTGATCTAACTGGACCGCTAAATGTTGAATTAGACATTTTTTACCTCGTAGTATTTATTACACCGTCTCTACGATCGTCTGCTAGGTCAGTCGGTGTAATTGTTTAATCCCTAGTTATTGTGGGGCCGAAGCCCCACAAGTTAAGTTTTTATGCTCCTGGTGAACCAAAGATAGCTCTGAAGTCAGAGAAACCAAAGGAGTATCTCTCTCTTGCTTTGTATCTTACGTTACCAGTTTCAAAGTCACCTTCCATTTTAGTTGTGATAGGTGATCTTTGGAAATGCTTCATCCCATTTGGAGAATCAGTTTTAATAAAGAATGCATCAGTATCGGTTAAGAAGTTATTAACTGTATAACCTTCTGGTAACATTCCCATGCTTGCAACGGCATTGATGTCGTTGTCAGCAGTTGCTGTTCTCAAATTAGATTTCATTAATCTTTCAGCAGTAAATTGAAGATTGACTGGAATAATAAGTTTTCTTCCGTTCAGAGCGATTTTTAATCCTCTGTCGTCAGTTAAACCAGCAATATCAATTAATGATTGCTCTAAAGATGTTTCGTTTAAATCAGCAGCAGTTGCTAACTCGTTTGAGATGTTTCCGCCTGTTGATGGGTGAGCAGTAGAACAAAGTTCCACACCGTCACCACCTGTGAAAGAAGAATCAAATGCATTGTTTAATACGTTTGCTGCTTTCACTTGTTTAGCGTTACTCATTGAACGAGCTAATGCTTTTGTATAACGAGAACTGATTCTGTCGTAAAGGTTGTCCTCTACTGCTTCTTCAGTAATCGCAAAAGCAAGTGCTATTGTTTCGTGTGTATAACGCGCTGTGAATGACTCTGTTGCGTCATCATAGTTGACCGGAGTTCCCTCTGGTTTTACTTGCGCTGTACCGAAACCTGATAGCATTACTTCTTCTTCAAAAGCTCTGTCAGAAGTTTCTGTATCATAAATAGCTTCGTGCTGATTTTCGTATCTGGCATATTCCAACCCAAACAAAGCATTTAAGCCAGGTTCTAGTTCCTTTACCAGTTGTGATCTTGATATCGGCATAATTAACTCCTATTAGCTTAATGCAGTTGTTAGTAAGTAAGAATGCTCAGCAGTGTTTGGAATAACGTAAACATTAACGTTTGCGCTACTTGTATCACTGTTGTCTGGATCCTTAGAAATACCAATTTGCTTGAATTGTCCAGATGTACCTGCTGTTGAAGTGTCTAACTCTTGAGTTGATCTACCAGAAAGTGAGCTTCCACTTGTTCCTGTTAAATCAAAACCAGCAAAATTCATTGCTGCTGTGCCTGTACCATTGTGCTGAACTTCGAAGACGATTCTAGGATCGTCGTAAACAAAA